GGGACTTGCCACATCCAGTCTTGCCGACGATCCACAGGTGCTTAAGCTCATCAAGCGTGCCGATGTCCAGCTTGCGACGCTTATGAATGTACTCACACGTCTTCAGACGAGTGGCGTACACGTCCGGATGACGCTCCGCGAGGGTATCCCAATCACCGGCACGAGAAAGGGCGATGACGTCGGTCCAGCGAGTTCTCTCGGCGTCACCCTTCTCTTTTGGGTCGAGGGGGCATTCACCACGCTCCTCGAAATCACCCTCCTTTGAGCAGTACGTCTTGTTCTGCCCAGGAGAGCCCTTGCACGATTCCCAGTGGGCCCTAGGATGGATCTTCTTCAGGGCGGACAGAGTCTTCGCCGAAGAAAAGACGATGAAGCCTTGCAAATGAAGCTTCTTCGTAGTCGGGCACGTTTCCTTGCCTATGATGACATACTTGGCTGAATCCAGCTCAAGTAAGGCAAGATACTCCTCTTCAGAGTAATCGTGGAGGGTAAAACAGTAGTTGCGACTTCTGGACATGTTTGAAATTGTGCTGTGCTCAAAACAATTTTGACATTTCCAGGACTTTCAGTTTTTTGTGTGCATCTAATGTTTTTTAAGTATGTATACTTTTAGTTTTTTTATTTATTTACACTTACACACTAGGTCGGGGGTAATACTATCCCCGACCCTTAAGTGCAAGATTAGAATCCGCGCTACGCGCCCTTGAACCCTAATTGGGTAGCCAAACCACCCTAACCCTAAGGACGCTACGCGTCTTCGTACGTCAGGGTAGCCTGGTACTGCAAGCCAATGGGACGAACGGCGGAGTTGAAGATACCGCCAGTAGCCGCAACCGGTATCCACATCATATACAGCTGCCTGTTAGTGGCGTTGATGTTGTTATCGATGAACCGCTGCGACTTTACGAGGTACTTGGTGAAGTCCACGTTGAAATTACAGTTGTACTTGAAGTCGTTGTTACTGTAATTCAAAGAACCAGTAGTGCCAGCAGCATTAAGATTGCTATTAGCATAGCCAACCTTAAAGACCTTAGTCTTAAGGATCCTATAGCGCTCCGTATTGAAGGTGGCCCACATGTCAACCAGATCGCCATAGAAACCAGTAATGGTAGTGTTGAAGTCGAAGATGTCTCCGTCAACGGCTGGGGCAGGTATAGTGGATGGATTCTGTCTGTCATAGAAAAGAACCATCTTAACCTGACACGGCGCGGGGGTGATGTTGCTCGTGGCGTTGTACGGCAAAGCCACGAGCGTACCCTTGATTGTAGCGCGTTTGACACGGATACGATTACCCACGCGCTGACCCTGAGCAGTGCCTTGCTGAAGTTCAAAGGCACCTGCCTGAAGACCGAGCGGAAACACATTGACCAGGTCAAAGTTGGCCGCGTCGGCTGAGACTCTGAGGACCTTCTCGAGGTCCGCAAAGACACGAACTTTGTTCTCTGTAGTACGCGCTATCTCCTTACGGACAATGCGCTTAACTGATTTGGTCGATGTTCTGCGTCGAACACCTCCTCTCTTCTTGCGATAGTTAGATTTCTTGCGAAAAGTGCGACGGCGCTTAGCCATGTTGATTAATTGTGATTATGCCTCTGGCATAAACTCAGGAGAAAAATGTATGCCACTGGCATAGGATTTCTAGGATTTTTTATGCCTCTGGTATAAAACTTTTTTATGCCTCTGGTATAAAATAGGTGGTAAATTTTATGCCTCTGGTATAAAATGGAAGACAAAAAGTATGCCTCTGGTATAACTTTTTAGCATTACAATCACTTAGAAACCGCGCTCCTCCATGTAGTCCTCCAGGCGAACAGGGGAAGGCGGCGCGGAAGGGAAAGGCTCGGTCTCGTACCCGGTGATGTCGACCTCCATCTCAGCAACATGGCGCGTGCGCTTGAGGGTGCGCCCATGAGGGAACAGGTGCGCATTGAAGACGTTGTCAGCATCCAGCAGTGTCACACGACGCATGATGGCATCAACAGTCTTGGCGTCATCCCAAATCTCATTGGGATGATACTGGGAAGTAACGATGATGATCTTCGGGCGAATCAGGTCCATGCCACCCTTCACTTCCGCCTGGAAGGGGTAGCGATCCAGCCAGCGCTTCATGTCACCGCCTTGCTTGACCTGGAACTTGTCGAAATCATCAATGATCACCGCTTCTTGTCCGTCGTAGTCACACCACCATCTGGTGTTTGGGTCCTTGATGTACGCCGCCGGATACTGCTCACGGGCGTAACGGGACTTGCCACATCCAGTCTTGCCGACGATCCACAGGTGCTTAAGCTCATCAAGCGTGCCGATGTCCAGCTTGCGACGCTTATGAATGTACTCACACGTCTTCAGACGAGTGGCGTACAC